GGCGAGGGCTTTATTTGCCTATTGACTAGGCGTTCCAGTCACGGTTTGCCTTGACGAGAATGTAATCTACGTCAAGAGTCTCAATGTTCGCTCCCTTTGCTTCAACCCCGACACAAAGTCCAAGGTTGACAGAAGTAGAAGCAGCACCCGCAACGGTCTTCTTCAAGTCGCCGTCAACGTACCAACGAGTGTTGCCATTAGGCGCAACTTCAAGCCTGAGAACTTGCCACTCACCAGCAACAGCGTCATCGTCTAAGTCTAATGACGTGGAAGTTGTAACAGCAGAGGCGGTCCCCCCGTTGTAAACAGCGTGCCAATCTTCGTCATCACTAAGTTCCGCTGACAACAAGAAACCAACGAAGTCCGAAGCAGTGTTCGTTATGGTTGCGGTATCACCATGTACAACATTGGTCTGGATCGAAAGCGTTTCAGGCGCAATGTCTGAAAAGCCAATGAATACCTCTTTGGTATCGAGGTTTTCCATTTGAACACGAGTTTCAAGAACAAGGGTTCCACTAAGGGCAACATCAAATGCTGCCTGAGTGCCAACCATNGTAGTGTGGTCTACTTCGTTGGTTGTGGTAATCCGACCAGCACCGGAAAGAATCCCGGCAATGGTTGGAACACCAGCATCAGTGTCTTCTGAACCCTGACCACCGACACAAAACGGGCCAAGTGATCGCAGTGCAGCCGTGTTAGCTATGGAGTCTTCACCATAGAAGTCGTAGAAAAGTCGGATACGTCCCGGCTCTCCTTGAGCGTTAATAGCCATTTTTTATTACCTCGTCCCCTTACCGATAAGGCGGGTTTGGGACTAATTGTTTATCTAACCTACGATGTCGGAACTGATGCGTCCGAAATAATTTCGTAGAGCCAGTTGCCTGAAGAGCGTTCTCCGTAAGCGTACTCGTCCCTGTGAAGAACCTCAGTAGCACCGCCACCAAGTTTCTCGTTACGAATAGTCTTTACCCAGGGCATTCGAGCCTGGACCAAGATGACCGCACCGTTTGCACCTGAAGCAAACACTCCACCCTTAGCGTCATCACCTGTAATGATGGCGATGTTGTCATCCGTGTATGCCTGTGCATTTGCAATAGGCAAGTTGAACGAGTTCTTGAAAACATCAGCCGTTAGACCCTTAGAGATGTCGTAAGTTCCAACACCCGCTACGAGTTGGTCAAACAGGTCTTTCATCTGGAAGGAGTGAAGCACGAATGCAATGGGNCCNTCCCAGGGTTCACTCGTGTTGCCGCGAATGCGATACGCTGCTGCTGCAATCACACCAGCAGTAAGAGTAGTGCCCGCGCCAGAAAGAGCAGTGGTTGCGCCGTCAAGAACAGTCAGGCCGTCCTTGTCTTTCTGTCGTTCAATCGCCTGCTGACCAAGTGAGCCAACTTTAGCGAAGACGTTCTTCGATACGTTTCGAGCAGCACGGTCAGTGATGACTGTGTGAACCGAAATAACCGAAGGGGTTACAGAAATCGCACTGTCAGAGAGTTCTTGAGGGTTGTCTTCCTCAGTTGTCTCTGTGATTGCCTGAGTGGTTAGCTTGGCAAGATCAATCTCACGCCAGTTGTTACCAACACCTGCGCCAAGCGTCTGCTTGTCAACGATTTGGGTCATTACACCCTTGTACTCACGGACATTTCGAGCCGCACTCACCACTGTAGGTAGTGAATCGCTCAAACTATCAGTGATAGTTTGTCCTGTCGCCATTTTTAGTTTTCCTTGAAGCTAACCAAGGTTTATTCCCATTGAACGCATGACCTTATTTGCACGAGCATGATCGTTAGAATTGCCCTGTGCATAAACAGAGTTCAGCCACTGCTGATCTGTTACTGTGCCACCCTGTCCAACACCACCGTCGAAGGTATTAGCTTCGCCACCGGAAGGAACTTCTGCCTGTTTAGCCGATATTTGTTGTTTTCGTAGGCTCTCAGCTTCACCAAGAACCTTTGATGCCTCTACGAGCAGAGCGGGATCTGAATAGCCCTGGAGCAATGCTCGTTGGCCTTCTGGAACACCGTGCTGTCGCATCATCTCGTTTACCGAAGCATTCTTAGAAGTAATTTCAGCAGATTGATTTGCCTGCGATAGTTGCTGCTCTAAGGCATTAGCCCTTTGTTCAGCTTGAAACCCAGACTTGGCCGCATTAGCGGTCTGTGTCGCAAGCCTGTTAGCCGCTGCTTCATCGTGACCTTCTGCAACTAACTGGCTTTCCAGTGATTGTGCATAGCCACGAACTTCTGCATCTAAGACCTGATCTGAGTACGTTGACTGAAGTTGCGCTACCTGATTTCTCAGGGCGACCATCTCATTCTCGCGCTCATTCTCGCGCTGCCTGATGGAAGACTCTCGCTTAGACCATTCTTCCTGAGTCCGCATCCTTCCAGATTCTTCTGGGGTTTCTGCTTCGTCAGCAATAGGCTCGGCGGGAGTCCCCTCAGTTACAGCCAATTCTTCGGTTGTTTCCGAGGTTTCTTCGGGTTGAACTTCGCTATCGTCGGAGGTCGTTTCGTCGCCAGTGGCAGTAGCCTCGTCCGTCGCTGCTGCTAGAACCTGCTCGTCCCAGTCGGCTGGGATAAGTGGCTCGTCGCCCACAGGGAGGGAGTCGGTGACTTCTGGGGAGGAATCAATCTCAGAGGATGCGTCTACCTGGTTAGGTGTGACCATAAAAGTCCTCGTAAAAATATCTAAAGCCTATACAGGCTCACCCTGAAACCTTATTCAGTTGTAAAAGTAATAGTACCGTGTTCTATATTATGTTGCAATTTAGCCGCGTTATTTGGGAGGTGGTGGTTGCAACTCCCACAAGTACCCACTGCCAGGGGTAGCCTGTGGAATTGGTGCTGGGGCTAGTGCTGGGGCTGGGGCCGCTGGTGTTGTTAAGCCAGTGGAACTTGTTGCGCCTTCTGCCCATATAAACAGAAGTTCCCGCTCACCTATGCCAAGTTCCTGTTTTAAGATATCCAGAACACCCTTCCAGAGTTCCTTATCAGTTCTGAACTTCGGTGTGCCATCGTCCTTCAACACAATCTTGCCCGTGTTCGGGTCAACGATTGGGCCACGTAGTGCAATAATTTCGTTTACCGCTGGTGCAGCTTCCTTGCGGTCACGCCACTGTTGAAGTTGTCTTTGCAACTCAGGTGACAACGCTGCAATGAACGCTTCTGCTGCTGGGAGCCACGTATCGAAATCAAGGTCGCCCTGACGCTCGATTGTTTTACCAGATGGTTTTGTAATGACGAATGTATCGGTATGCTCATCAAGAAGATCGTACCAGCCCTCAAGCATGGCATCGAACTCATTCGTTGGGTCACGACCCGTATAACCAGACATATTGTTTTCAACACGGAACCGCTGAAGATCAGTTGAGGTTGCGGCCTTGTTGTCACCAATACGCTCCGAGAAGTCACCAGTAACACTCCACACACCGGGCAGTTTTGTCTTCTTGCCGTTTTCAGTTACAGTCTTACCACCACTGCCGCCTCTGAGGGCGAACAGCATGTCATCAAACGCCTCTTGTGACTTAACTAACTCAAGTTGATGAACCAGGTTTCGCTCGAAACGGTAGTCTGCAAACGTGTCACCCGACGCAGCACGTTGCTCATCTAAAAGCAGCAACTCGTTGCCAAAATCTGAATTATTCTCAAGTTGGTTCCGTTCTAGTTGGTTCAGGTCTTCAAGCGGCTTCTGGAAGATATCGAATGACGCATCGTTTAGTTTCTGTGACCGACCTTCTTCAAATGCCCTCATACCGAGAAAGTCAGCAACGCCACGTGTAGCCCTGCCACGAAGAGTGCCGGGTTCCATTGCTGCTGACTGTAACCATAAGAAAATCGCACGACCGCCCATATTTTTAGCAAGCCCAATCATGCCTTCTTTGAAGGGCGTTGACTTGCCTCCACCAACGGGTTGACCGGGACGAGTCACCCGACCTATAACATCACGACCCGCAATAAGGTCTGTAGCGAAACTAAGTGGAATAGATCCTTGACTACGTGCCCACCTAATAAGAGGGTTCGTTTGCAAGTTGCCGTCAAGGAATGACTCAGGGGATTTCATTATCTTAGCCAGCATCCGTAAATCTTGTATTTCTTTCCCGCCCGGACCAACCATTTGCCCATATGCCTCGGTCAACATATATGTCGAGCCACCGGGTATTAATGTTTCTTCAAGTTCGTGGCGTATCTGAGCGTCTGACTTGCCATCTGCAATACCTCGCCCTATGACAAGACCAGCAAACGCCAGTGTTGTACCAGCAAACAGTCCAGCGATAGCATCTCGTGCAAGGGTTCCACGTAGTCCACCTTCGATAATCTGAGAACTAAGTGCACCGGAAGCCCGTCTTAACCGTGGGGCTAATAAGCCAAGACCCTCGTTGTATCGGCGAGAAGGCGATGAGCCTAAACGTGCTGATGAAGAAACTCCCCGAATATTGTTTATGAAATCCTCAACGACCTGAAGCTTCTGGGGGTTTATCGTTCCGTCGGCATTCTTTGCAAGCGGCTTCATTGCTTTGAACAAGTAAATACCAGAAGCATTCATGGCGGCTGACAACGCCTCGTTTGCCGCAACAATAATCCGTACAGGAACCCTTGCAGGGAACGCTGCATATCGTTTGAATCTAGGAAGCCCTCCAAGAACGTCATCTACACGCCTCAGACCCCTAAAGCCTTCACCTAGTTCTGGTAATTCTTCACTGGCAAACAGCATTAGAGTTCGGGCATCTTTCAGGACTTCTCTGTTTTGGGATATTACATGCTGGCTAAAGGCAGATGATTTCTTTGGAGACATCAACGCTCTGCTAAATTGCTTTGCAAACGCTGTTGAAGATCGTGCTGTAACACCGAACGGCATCTTCAGTCCTGTTGCCGCCGTAGCTGGTAACGCATCCCACCCCAGCAGTCTCAGGTAGTGAATGAGGAATATCGACGCATCACCGGCAAGTGATAGTGACATGCCAATATTAGCGACCAACTTTGCCGAGACTGCTACAAATCCGGTCGGGGCTTGGCGAAGGAAGACTTCAAGGCCTTTCTCGGCATCACGAATCATGGCTCTCGCTTCAGCATCTCCACCGACGTACTTCTGGAACAACCGTTCCTGCGCCCTAACGTAATCTTGCTTCCCTGGTGGGCGTTCTTCCATTTTGTAATTAGTTTTTGCCCACTCAATCCACTCGTTTTCAACGTTAGATCGCATGGCGGTCTTAACCTTCAGGCGAACCGTTTCGTCGTATGGCATGAGAACAAACCCGTCTTTAACAAGGTCTTCTATCTCTGCAACAACCCTAGCCTTTTCAGAAGATGTTTTAGTGCCAAGCCCAACGTGCCTATTTGGTGCTGGTTGTGTTTTTATTACCTCTCCAGTTTGAGGGTCTACCTTTGCCCAAATACGACGGGCAGAGAAGATCTCTTTAGTCTCGTCAACAAATCCAACATCTCGACTACCATGCACTCGCATGAATTCGGATGCCTCTTTATCTACACGGGTCAAACGGTTTAGGTATTCAGCCTGTGCAGGTGTTGCCTTGTTACGAAGTACCGGCAGTGATGCCACCTCGTTCAGTGCCCGCCCAGCAAATGGACCTTCCGTAAACACTCCCATACTGTCTATTGGGCTTCCAAATATTTCTTCTCGTGTTCCAAGTTCGTCAAAATGGGACGTAATTCTGAGGCTCTTGTTTGAAGCCTCATCAAGCAAGTTTGCATATACGATTACAGATCGTTGACCAGGATTCTTTGCTGCCAAACTTGGGTCAAAGCCAGTAACTACCCTACCCACTCCTGTTTTCCGTAACTGTTCACCAATCATGCGGGACACGTTTGGGTTGAAAGTTATATCCATTTGAGTCTGAAATTTTTGAACCGGCTCGAATAAACTACCGCTAACACCACCCGTAGACGGAGGCTCAACAATCACCCTGTTCGGAGGAATCGCGCCAGCCAAATCAGATGGCATATCAGGCGTACTGTCTGGGAAGCTGGCTACCCCCTGTTGCGAGTTGCCCTGAGCGTCCACATAACGAACCCGTGGTCCGATGTCTGGGATTCTGGCACTCGTTGGGGTTGTCACCACAGCCACATCATCAGCAGGCCGCGCGCCAGTGCCAACGTCATCTATGATCGCCTGCTGCTCTGGTGTCAGCCGTGCAGCAACATCAGCCTGCCTTGCGACTGGGGCGGTGGGGGCTTCGCCACGCCCATATGCTGCCTGTATATCAATTCGTCGTGCTTCTGCCTGTGCTGCATCTTGTGCTCTGATTCCAGCAATTTCTTCTGGGGGGACAAGTTGTTCTAAGGGCGGTTCCCTGAAGTCGCCAAGTTCCTGCGCCCTAGCACCAATAGCCCGTGTCTGTGGGTCTATCCCAAGTTCCTCAAATGTGAACGACTCAACAGGTCTTGGCGGCTTCTGTGGGTCGAATCCTCGCCCGAACGATATATCTGCGCTTAAATCACCAGAAGGTAAATCAGAATTTCTAAACACATGAATAATATTCCCAAACCCACGGTCATCTACCGGCGACCCTGCCAAACCGCCCTGACGTAAGCCCTGACGGATTACACCTTCAATGTCATTAGATATGTGGAACTGGAATTCGTCTGACACACCACCTTGTTCAAGCAAGTCGCGCGTATGCTGCCTGATAGCGTCAGTACCCCCCCTAGCAACGGGGGCGGTGGGGGCTTCTGGTATGCCACGGGCAGCGGTTACATCTGGGCGCACGCCAGCGAAGTC